TTACACAACCAGGAATATCAACTATAGGTTTACTTATATTATTTAATGTTTGTATATCAGTTTTCCATACAGGTATTTCGTGTATCTCAATCTTGTTTATCTTGATATTCGGTATGTCAATCGTAGGCATCTCTTTTTTTCAATACTTCTACCTCAGAAAAACATTTAGGACAGGATAAATTAGTCATTACTGAAAACTCAGGATAACCATTCATATTCTCTTCAATATCAATGTCACCACCAATGATTAATTCTGTATCGCACCAGTAACAGTTCATTTAATAATTGGCATTGATGGACCTGTCATTTTAGGTAATCCTTGATCCAATAATTTAGGCATCATACCTTGTACATTGCCAAGAATTTCATTCATAACTTTAGATTTAAACTGTTCTGAAGTTACATACTTGTAACCTATTACTCCTGTGGCAGTCATGGAAGCTACCATTAGGAATGAAATGATACTTAAAGTATTTGCGATTTTTTGGAACATTTTTCTATGTGGAAAGAAGCATTTTTAAAAGCCAGTACGCCAATCACTTTGATGACTTTGGCTTTGATTCTTGGACTAGCTCCACTGTACCTGTTGGCTGGGATTCTTGTTCGATCTTCTTCAACAACATCTCCTTCGCCTGTATCCCACCTTCAATCAGTAAAATAGTTTTTGTTTCTTCTTCTAATACTTTTTGAGCTTGATTTCTAGTTTGAACGTGTTTTGCTAGTTCTTCTTTCCATTGAACTAACTGTTTTTCAATAATACCTTTCATAATTAAACAATAGTAAGAGTTTCGCCAGATCCAACAGTGACAGTAACACCACTGTTAATTGTTATAGGACCAGCAGCCATAGCATTTTTGCCGTTAGTAATAGTATAGTTTGTAGTTACAGTTTGGTCATTTTCGTAAAATACTTCATCAGATCCACCACCTGTAGCACCAGCAGATATTCCTGTTAAATTTGATCCATCTCCATATAAAGTGTCAAAATATCCGTTAGCAAATCTATCACTATTAGAACCAATATTGTAAGTACTATCTGATGCTGGAACAAAGTGTCCACTGCCATCTATAAATATTCTATCAGTGCCACTTTCTCTAAATCTAATACCACTTGAACCTCCTACAATATATAAAGCATTTGAATGATGTTGAATTTTTGTATGATTTCCTGACCAATCTCCATTTGTAAATGATATATCACTAGCAGCACCGATAGTTGCAGCACCAGCACCACCACCAAAAGTAATATCTCCACTTGCTGAGTCTGCTGCATCTGATCTTAAAAAACTCGTTGAATCTAAACTATCTAAAGTTGCTGCATTTCCACCATCAGCAGAAGTGATATACCCTGCTCCATTAGTAAGTTGATTATTGTTTGTTACGTTAGTTGCACCAGTAGCTATTCCATCTAACTTGTTTTTTAAGGTTGTCGTAAAGTTTTCATCAGTTTGACTTGCAACTACAAAATCAAGAGTTCCATCTGAATCTTGATAAGTTACTGTAATACCTGTTTCGGTATTACTTTGAACCATATTGCCAACAAAATCTTCTACTTGTTCTTGAGTAAGAGTTGCAGTTATGTAGCCAGCACCATTAGTAATTGCATTATTGTTTAAAGAAATATTTGCCGTTCCATCAAAACTAACTCCTGCAATGGTTCTGGCAGTTTCTAAAGCTGTAGCCGTAGCTGCGTTACCAGTAGTGTCTTGATTGAGAGTTGCTACTCTAGCTGCTGCAAGCGTTCCAGAAGAAATATTAGAAGCGTTTGTGGTGTCTGTGGTGGCTGAAGCTGCAAGGCCAAGCATAGTTCTTACAGCACTTGGAGCTATTTCTTCGATAATTCCTGCACCACTGCTATCTCTGCCTAAAAGTCTGTCTGTTGCTGATACATTTTGAATTTTGGCATAAGTAACAGCATCATTATCAATGGTAAACGTACCACCATTACTACTAACTGTTATATCTCCTTTATCTCCATCAGAAATGCCTATAGGAACTACTGAGCCACCATCATTTTTTGTAAAAAGTAAAGCAGTATCCGTTCTTAATGCTACTTCTCCAACAGCTAAGTCACTAGCAGTTGGATCGCTACCAGAACCTCTTTTTAATTTAATTGTGTTTGCCATGAGCTTTTACCTCCTAGCCCTAGTATGAACCACCATCTATATTGAAGCTGGAGGCACTTTCATCTTCTAAAAACGTAACCACATCAGATAATGCAACTTGTTTCATTGTTCCATTATCGTTTAAAACTACTCTATCTGCTGCTGCTAAAGTTGTTGCACTCGCAGATGTAGCTCCATCTAATAAATTTAATTCAGCAGTTGTAGCCGTAACTCCATCAAGAATATTTAATTCAGAAGCAGTAGATGTTACCCCGTCTAAAATATTTAATTCAGCAGTTGTAACAGTAGCTCCATCAAGTATCTGTATCTCAGCTTCAGTTAATGCTGCTAAAGCAGCAGATCCACCTGATTGACAACCAGATAAATTATCAAGGTCAGCATCATAAGCCTGCACTTGGCTTCCAATCGCTACTCCAAGACTTGCTCTGGCTGTAGCTCCAGATTCAAGAACAAAATTAGATCCGTTACCAACGATAAAGTTGCTATCTGTAGGACTTAAACCAGCTATGTCACTAAGCTGTGCGTCAAATGCCTGTACATCTGATCCAATCGCTAGACCTAATGCAGTCCTCGCAGCAGAGCTTGAAGTTGATCCTGTACCCCCGTCTGATATGGCAAGTGTTCCTGTTATAGAACTAGCAGCAAGATCAACAGCAATTTCAGTAGATTCAATAACGAGTCCACCATTAGCCTTAAGATCAACAGAAAGAGTATTGCCAGATTTATCTAATCCATCTCCTGCTATTACTTGACCAGCACCAGAAAATTGAACAAAGCTTAAATTGTTCGTTCCTGTCACTGCACTTCCTTTATCTGAACTACAAACAAAAGCATTATCACCATTAACAGTTCCTTGCTCAACAAAAGCAAAAGCACCAGCAGCATCAGAACCAGCAGCCAAATCATCTGTTCTTACCCATGTGCTCGCTTTACAAAGATATAAACCATTTTGACTTGCAGTTGATTGGTCTTTTACTAAAACTCTTTCATCAGCAGAAACAGCGACACCATCAATAGTTTGCGTTCCAGAAAGAGTAATATTTGCTGTAGTTGCAACTTTAACTGAATCTTTTATATCTAAGCCTTGAGCAACAGAATCTACATATCCTTTATTTGCAGCATCATTATCAGCCGTGGGATCTGCTAGTGATGTAATTTTTTGACTATTTAAAGATACAGCAGCCGCAGGAGCAGCCATTTCTGCAAGGGTATTAGTGCGTACTCCAGCATCAAAATCACTTATTTTTGTATGAGCTAACGAGGGAATATCATCACTTACTAATGCCCTAAATGTAGGTGCAGCAGCACTTCCAGAAGCAGCACCAGCTAAAACATGGTTTGTTGTTCTTGTAGTTGCTTTATCAAAAAATGCTCCCTTACCACCAATAGCCTCAATACTTGTTGCAGATCCTCCTGCTCCTCCAGTTCCTTTACCAATAACTAATACTTCATCACCTTCTCTAAAAGCTATTTCTGCATTTTCTAATGAAGTTGGGTTTGACGATCCAGTTGATCTTTTAATTCTAATTGTGTTTGCCACTAGAAGTTACCTCCATCTACGAGTGTGAGAACAGTGTGAGTTGCAGTTGCTTCAAACTTACTTGTTGAAGAATTGAAAACAGGAATTGAACCATTGACTTTGTTGTCACCATCAAAGTCAAATCCTGCTGCGGCTGGTCCTTGCGGACCTTGAGTTGTCAATTCAACTGTTACTACATCAGAAACTTGACTGACTGTAACTCGATTAGGACTGCTCATGCTGTGTAACCCTCACTTATAAATAGTTTACCCTCTAAATAATAGTTTTTGCTACCAC